CCAACCACGTTTAGGACACCGATAACCCCTCCGTTAGCGTCATAGACCGGACACGCGTAGAGCCACGTGATCGAGTCCGGCGGGAAGTGCCAGCATGAGTGAGTTTGGCCCATCTCGCATACGGGACCGGGAGGCGGGATTGGCTGACATCCTTGCGCTGGATCCTTACACTCCGTTCCGTGAGGACAAGTCTCCGGACACTTTTTTTCTGGTGGAGGGTTGGGCGGGATTGGGGGTAGATTCCCGCTGCACGCTCCAAGTAGACATACGGCCACCGCAAGACATGAATGAGACAGATAACTCTTCACCGTCTCCTCGCTCTCCTCTTCATCGCCCTCTTCATCGCCCTCGTAAGCTCACTCCAAGTGCCGGTTTCCATTGCGAGACATGCACGGGTTGCTCTGTTTGGAGAATCTGTACGAGCCCATTTGGATGCCATCATTCCTCGCGCCGCTCCAAGGTAGTCTCCTGATTTCATAGCGGCTAGCGTGCGCGTGAACTTGAGGAGGCCTGCCATCCCAAGCTGGAAAGCCATTGAAACGAGTACGGCACCGCGTACCTCGTTCATGTTGCGCCACCATGGGAGATTGGCATCAAGCGCTACGTAAATCCCATCGAGTTCATCCTTGAGCAAACGTCTCGCCTGTGCCTCCGTGATTCCGCCACCCTTACGTTTGTCGATCAGCTTTCCGAAACCTATCGTCCAATAACCAAGAGAATCCTGGTAGGCATAGGGTCGAAATCCTTCTTCCCTAGCTACGAGATCCTCTGGATTCATATCTTACAGGTTTCCGAACCACACCTTTCCGCCGGCTCCTGGACGCCACGGGACCGTGTCCGTGATCCAGATCTTCTCGTATATTTTCTGGCTATCGGGCTTTATTCCAGAATCATTGATATTGCGCTCCCCGATAGGCATGATATACGCCTGCGCATCAGGCTTAACATCCACGTTGAAACGAACAAGTTCGAACGGAACACGCTCGAATACCTCGTTGCCGCCTGCCGTTTCCCTACGCACGAAGATCGCCGTGAACCGTGCGTCCTGAATTCTGTAATCTGCCATCTCACGCCTCCTTTGGGCGAACGAAGTATTCAACGAGTTTCAGGCCAGGTCGAAATCTCCTATCTAGCCATGGTGCAAGACCGCGAGCCATCACCAATTTGGCAGTATACGCTAGTACGTTTAGCTGGAGCCATTCTGAATCACAACGCCATGGAAGATAGCTCCATTTTGTTACTGGCCACGTTGGCGAATAGCGCCGTCCTCCACACCTACACATTCGCACCGATCTCTCGTTGGTCTGTTTCGCGGCGGCTGCAAAAGCCCGCTTCTCGTCTTCGCGAGAGAATACACGGTGGCATGTCGTACATCTATAGAAATCGTACGATCCATTTGCGGCGGTCTGCCTATAGGCCATCAGAACTTCACTGTCCTCGAATCTCATGTGCTACCTCATTCCCCACATAGGCCCTTTCGGTGCTCTAACATCTGTCTCCGGTACATTGGAACGCATATGCTTCCTGAAGTGTTCTTGTGTTATCACTTCTGAGTCTCCGCTATGCCCAAGCTGTATTCCGGTGTGTACGTAGAGCTGTATGTTTGATCGTATCGCCTGGTAACAGAAACTAAGGTCTTCGCCGAATCCACCAGTATCGCGTTCATCAGGAAACCATCCTTTATCCCCGTTGAACTGCGGGTGCCTAGCAATCGTCTCAAGTATACGCCTACTGGTGTAAGCGAAGCCGAATCCACATCCGCCGACCGGCGCTACGACGTTGTCCGGGTAGTCCTTAAAGTGATGAAACGTGTGCGTTTCTTCACTGTACTCGTAGAACACCGGACTATACGGCTCACCGCGTAGATGGTAGACGCCGGACATGAACTCCGCTTCAACCCGCCTAGATTCTGAGATCATCGTAGCTATCGAATTCGGTGGCATCCGAATATCGGAGTCAATCCAAACGACGCCGTCTATCCCTTCATCCTGTATCACGGCTTGAGCTATGCTATTTCTGGCTGCATTGAAACCCATGCGATCAGGTGAGGCATCGCCTACCCATACGACACCGAAGATCGACGCCATCATCATCGCTACTCGCGCATCCTTCTGGCATCGTGGATCAGGATTGCCATATGTCGGTATGCCTAGCACTAGCCTGATCCCACCGCATGGTGTATCAGTCATTCGTTCGCTCATGCGAGCCGACATCTCCTTACTGTTCGCGATTGTCGGAGTGCTCATATGCGTGCAGGCTTGATTGCCCGAAGTACGAAAATCAGGTTGTGCTCCGTTTCCTGACAAGCTACCCGCTCGAAATCTCCGCGCCAACTTCTCCTATAGTCTGCCATTGGAGTTATCCCAACCTGTTTTCTGTATTCCTCGTGATCCAGGAAAACAAGCGATCCGGTCGTTATCACTCTTCTATGTCCTGGGTCGCCCCATGCCCACGGAGAGTTCCACATTGGCACGGTCGCAGCCAAGTGTCCTCCTGGCTTCAATATGCGCCAACATTCGTAGAAGTGTGAGAAGAAACTGGCGACATCACCCTGCTTTCCAAGGTGCTCAAGAAGCTCGTACGCGTGGATTTCCTCCGTCGAGTTATCTTCGAAGGGCCATGGAAATGACTCTAGGTTCCAAACAACATCCGGCATATGTCTGGCTTCAACATCAACCGTCAGAACCGTTTGACCTTCCCATCCCTCTTTGTCACCGACCATCACGCGTCTATTCCGACTAGATCCGGCTCCAAGCAGTATCACGTCAGCCCGGTAACCCTTGTTAACAGTGTCCAACGTTCTCTCCTTATATCCTGGTACAGGTCTTACATATCGAGTACGCGTCCGCTTTGTTCTGTGAATGCATCTCCCTAAACTTTAGGTATGATGCTGATGCGTATGCTTCACGAAGCGATTCCGTGGTCAGATCTCCAAACACTTGCTTGCCAGTTGGATCGAAGCAGCACGTTGAAATCTTCCCGTCGAACATCACATATATCTGTGATAGTGCCCTGTAACAGCACTCATTCGGTGGAATTGGTCGCACCGTCCGAGTTCCTCCAGCCCAATTTCCCTCGTATACGAGTACGCCGTTACCACCCCTATTTCGATGCCCCCATCGCGCATAGAACGTCTCCACGTCACCGAACGTCCACTTGTCCTCACACAGAACGGCGTGAACCTCAACGCTTACGCCGCTCCCATACTCGATTGCATAATCTGTATTATTACAGACTGTATTGAATTTGCCTTTCAGTCCCATGATCGATTCATGCTGTTCTGGCCGAACAGCGTTAAGCGATATCACACAGTGTGTCATACCACTGTTAGCCAGTCTATCGAACAAGTGAGGATGGAGGTATACGCCATTCGTGAAAATCGATATTGGAAGGCTCTCCTTTCGCGAATGAATGTACTTAACCCTGTCTACGAGACGTGGATCGAGGGTCGGTTCTCCAAGGCCAGTCAGACATACTTCTGTAATTGTCGGGATGCTTATTGCCTCATCGATGATTTTGCTGAATAGCTCCGTCGTCATTAGTCCGCCGTGTCTTCCGGCTGTTGGGTACGGACAGAATGTGCATGCAGCATTGCATGTAGATGTCGTCTCTAGCTGAAGCTGAATCATTAGTAGAGCCCTGTTATATCTCCACAAGTAGTACCAGTACTAAAGACCTTACGTACCCTAAATCTCAGTTCACCTATGCCGACGTTGAAAAAGATGCCAATATCTCCATGTATAAACTGTACTGTCAAATCGCCTGGCACTCCGATCCAAAGCGCTCTTGTCACATATGGAAGCTCGTCACTATCTGATGCGTAAATGGTGAACGCATGAGTGTATTCATGGTTGCCGCCGCCAGATCTATCGAGTGACATAGACATCCCTTCCTGTTCTACCGGCAACCTACTCCCATGAGAGCAATCGACTGCGAGCACGTAGGGCCGCCCGCCGCCGTGTCTTGGTAGACCGCCATCACGGCAGTCCACGGAACCGTCGTCGGCTCAGCCCAGTCGGCAGCGTCGGTCGTGTCAGAACTGACGATTTGTTCTTCAAACGATGCCGTTTGAAGAGTAGTTCCGTCTTCCACTTCATATATCGTTATAAAATTGGTTCCGGGCGTATGCGTGACGAGTCCACTTGTCCACGTCGCCAGCGCACCGAAGAAGAGGTTGTGGCCGCTTCCGGCATAAGAGCCCGTCGTAGGAGCGCCAGTGGTGTTTTGCCCTGCACTACCAGTTCCAGCGAACCACGTCGTTGCGTCGAAACCCGAGTATTCCTGAAAGACACAGGAGTAAGCCGAAGCTCCAGAGTTGGAAAGCTGTAGAATTAAGGAACC